ACAATATCGTCCCAACCGAATGTTATAACACTAAAATTTTTTAATCGTTCTACAATTCTTAGGAACCTTTGAATACCATCACGTTCATAACCATCTTTAAAATCAGATTGATAGTAATCACCTGAAAAAATGACTCTGCAGTCTTGCCCTATACGTGTGATTACAGAGTCAAGCTCGTGAAAATTAAGATTTTGCATTTCATCTATTATGACTATTGCATTATTAATCTGTGTTCCACGAATAAAAGATGTAGTTAAAAACTCCACCTGATGATTATTTATAAGTTTCTTATATACGGAATGATCGTATTCAAAAAGCTCTAAACATATCTGTTTGTATGGTTCTTCAAATGGTTCAGTCTTTTCTTGTAAACTTCCCGGCAAATAGCCTAAGTCGCGTGTAGGTACAGTAGATCTTATTATTACTGTTTTATGATAAGCTGTTGCTGGTTCTAATGTAGATTGTAGTGCTAAATACATTGCAATAAATGTTTTACCAGTGCCTGCAGAACCGGCAAGAACTAAATTTTCATTGTGATCCCAAGAATCAAAAGCTTTTTCTTGATTTTTAGTTATAGGTTCAATGTTAATTAAATCTTCAAATCTTACTACACTTCTACTCATATTTTAATCGTATTGCCTCTACCTGATTTAGATTTTATTCTTTTAAGATTATCTTTCCAACCATCATCAGTTTTTGATAGTAAGCTGCCTTGACTGCTAACAACTCCTGGAAATTTGAAAACTCTTTCAGCATTATATTCTTCGCATATACCATCGAGTTCATCTGAACGGCATACAATGTCCCATTCAATATATTCTCTTTTAGACTCAATCCATTTTTTTAGTGTGTATTTAGGCACCCTGATATCCTTTCCACCAGTCCGGCGCAGGCCTGCCCCAATCCCATTTAGCGAATGATTTTGCCATGTGATAGTAATTACGATATGCTGAAACAGCATCACCTTCAACTATACAATCTGGGTAATGTGACATAGCTTGTGCAAACTCTGTTAATCCAATGTCTGGTATATTTATCGGAGTTTTAGCGAGTGCTTTACCGAGAACTTCATATGTTTTATGAACTTTGCCACGTCTGAATTTAAATTCATCACACATAGCAATAAAGTGTTCATAGTGCCATTCGTAATTTTGTTTTGAAGATAATGTCCATGTTGTACACGGATGATATTTATGAACTGCTGCATAATAAATATCATCACGTTCATCGCCAAACGAATAGTACGTTTGTATAGTTTTACCAGATTTAGATCTACGTTTTTCTGGTATACCATCTAGTAGTCTGTGTGCAGTACTTAGCATTTGACCTGATTCCACAATCATTTTTGGAACATGTCTATCACACAACATTTGTGCAGCTTTAATTGGATTCTTGTCAAGTATAAAAATATTCATATTGTCACCTTCAAATAATATAGATTATATAATAAATTTCACTGTTTGTAAAGGATTAAACTTTTCTTTAAGTAGAAAGTCTTACTTCCGGATTAATCAACTTGATTTGTTTTTCTAAGAAATTTCTTTTTTCTAAAATTCTATTCATTTTTTCTAACTTACCTCGCTTTTTAAGTTTCAATGCATAAATTTCTAATTCACTAGAGTCTTTTTGTAAACGTTCAAGTTGTTGCAACATGTGTTACCTTTCGTTGATATTATAGTAAATTCGGAAAAGCCTCCTCTACTACAGGTAATGTTATACCTTTAAGTTTTTGTTTGTTGATCATAGACAATACAACTTTAGCATCTTCTGGATGTACACCTTCTAAAATTCCAATAAAAATTTGCTCTCTTTTATATTTTGGTAATTTATCACCTTGACCACCTTTGACAAAATATTTAAACTTTGTATTTTCTCTAAATAAATTTGCAGGGTGATTATGAGCAGGTGAAGGCGTGTATGGTGGACTACCTTTGGGTAAGTTCCATTGAATTTTATCATCCATTGAGCCTTTAATAATATCTTTCAAAGCCCAAGATTCATTTTGTTTTAAGATTCTAACTTTATCTTCTCGATTTCGTTGTTTGCCAACTTCTTCTAATATTTCGAAAACATATTTAATCATTAAATAAACTCCTGTACACTTTCAATCAATTGATTACACCTCTTAGCAACAAGATATGGATAAACTTTATTTTTCTTGTTATAAGTGGTTTGTTCCATAAAACTATTTATAATTTCTCTTCTGAGTTCATAAGGTGTTTCACTAAGATCAATTAATTTTTTATTTCTACAATAATTGCGATACCATGATGCAGCATATAACAATTCACCTTCTTCTAAATCTTGAATGATTTCATCTACTTTCTTTTTAGACATAGGTGTTTGTCTGAAACCTTCTACAAATGTATCATCATTAGACAATATGTTAGGTACACCATCTCCCTTGTCACCTCGTATGATGTGAGTTTGCAAGTAATACCTCGGATTGCTTTCAACTATTTCTTTTTTAAGAAGTGGAGAAAACTGTCTTACATACTTGTATTTTTGTAACTGTACAAAATCTCTATCAGAAGATACTATCATAATTTTTTCTGGATTAAAATCATTGTTTTGATCAGGATGTCTTGTAACCAATGTACCTATAATATCATCTGCTTCACAACCATCGATTTTGATAACTTTGTATGGGAAGTTCTCAGCAATTTCTTCTCGTATTAAGTTGAGTATTCTAAAAGCTTCATCCCAATCGAATGAAGAATTGCCTCTATCTTTTTTACGATTAGCTTTGTATTGAGGAAAAGCTTTTCTACGCCAGTTATTAGCAGCATCAACAGCAATCACCATTTCACCGTATTCTTCTTTGTATCTTTTGTAATACATTCTTAGTGAATTCAATATCATATGACGAATCATTTGTTCGTCAAATGTTTTATTAATTATGATACTCGCTAGAGCAATACCACTGTAATCAACAATAATCATTAGCCAATCCTTTTTTGGTTATAGTAATCATATGTTCTTCTATATACGTAAACATCCCATAGTGTAGCATTTTTGATGCCACCTATAGGATCACCAAACCAAGTAAAACCTTTGGTTGGTTTTCTACCTTTCTTCTCAACTCTAAACTTACGATTTGGAGAATTGCAAGCTTTTACAATGGACTTGACCATTTCATATTCTAACATGTCTTGAGGATTTTTTGGATCAAATCTTCCAACCCATGAAGATGATCTGTTGTGTGAACCTATATGTATACCCATTTATAACTCCCTTTAAATTAATATAGTACTATTATACAATAGTTTTTAGCAAATGTAAAGGAAAAAATGCACTTAAATAAAATATTTTTTCCAAAATGAATGCAGAACATAAAACCACACACCGTTAATTGCGGGTTCAATTAAAGCTACTGCTCCAGATTCCCATAAGCTGGCACCAGTCATTAAACTCACTACAGTCATAGCTATCATAATATGACCTAATGTGTAAATTATTGCAAGAGTAAGACTACTGCTTTTTACAATGTTCTTTAAAAAATTAAAAGCACCTTGTGTAAATTCACTCATATTTTTGTTTCCAAACTTTTTCAAAACTCTCTTCGATATAGACTAATCTTTCATTATTACCCCAAAGCCTTTTTGTGTAGTTTTTCAGCATTTTATCTATATCTTTTTGACTCCAGCTTTCAGGTATTAATTGACCTTTTACTGCATAATAAATTCTGTTAGCTTCTTTTTGTTTTTCTTTTTGTAATCTCCATAGCATCCAGTCATAATAACGTTCTGGTTCTGAATCTGGAAATTCAATGTGATCACCGGTTCCTGTCATGTCTTGTGTGTACTTATTAGTCATTTACAAAATTGCCCACCATTGGAAATATTGCAGCTATTGCTTCAGCGCAAGCTCTTGCAACTTCACTACATTCTTTTTGAGTACCATTACCTGATCTCAATTCAATAAAATGAATCCAACTTCTTATTGTTCCATTCATGTAAATCCTTGATGTAGTTAAACCTTCAGGTAATACTGCTCTCGCAACTTCTTTTGCTATTCCTTTTTTGATTGCTGCTTGATAGACTTGTTTGCACATCCATATGACTCGTTTTTGTTCTCTTTCCCAATCGAGTTGGAAAGTTTCGTCATCAACTTCGATACTACTTTGTCTATTCTTATCGTCTT